TTGGGTATAATCCTGGCTGTTATCTACTTCTGTCTCTTAGTGACTACCGTAATCCCTTCTGGTATTTATTCTGTTCCTGTCACTGCTGAAATTTATGACGACAACACCGGCGAAGAGAAAAGCAGCTACGCGATGTCCAGTATCGATATTTTCCCGCAAGGATTCGAGATCCTTTCTCTCTCGTTTCGCAATGACGAGGATCCTCTGCTGATAGAAAACACTGTTGACGGCCTTCCTTCTGAAGAAACCGAGCACCTGGTTTACTCACATGATGGTATCGATATTACGATTACCCTTCCCCCTCTGACCTCTGACTCCCTGGGCGTTTCCGCTTTGGATGCCGTAAGTGCTGACAAGCCTGGTATGTTCTGCGCCACCGCTTCACTGTGCCTGTGCTGCTTCGCTTTATACAAATGCCTGGCACAAAAAACATAAATACTCTACACAACAAAAGAGCCCTCCGGTAGCTTCCGGAAGGCTCTTTTTGATTTTCTTCGTTCCTTATTCATCCCGCGCCAAGATCCGGCGTCTCTTGCAGGTGATCCGGTCCCACTTGAGACTGCGAATACTAATTGGTTTAGTCCCTCTTGTCTACAATCTCAAAAGATACACCCTCAATAAAAAGCGTTGTCCCATGACCGGGCAGGAAAGCCACCCGGCGGCCTTTCCATTCTGGGTGATCGCCCCAGTAGTCATGCCAAACGCCCTTGAAGTCGTTCCCGATGCGGCCATATTCAGCCTTTGTGATCTGTTGCATTTTTGCCCTTTCTGCCCTTATCTCTGGGCGGCTGGTATTGTACGGATGCTGCCGTTTTGTTCCTGACGGCCCGTTGAAGGTATCCGGTGCATCGTCAGAGCATAGTCCAGTAGACATGCAGGGCTTTTTGTATCCAGTGGCTGGGTGCCATGCGTTGCTCCAGATCCTGCGCGATCTTATGAACTTCCTCGGGAGTTGTTGCTGCCTTCAGCGCGGCATCAACGGCAGATTCGTCTTTGTAATATGCTACCATGAACTACGCTCCTCTCTGTACTGTAGCCCTGTTGGGACAGGGTACTTTATCGGCTGCCATTGTGAAACCTTCGGTTTTACGCAACCCATGAGCACCCCCGCCTTGATGGGGCGGGGCCGGGCTTGCACCGGCGGCGCGTTTATGCGTCGGCCTTGCGGGTCAGTATAAAATAAAAATGCGTTTGCCGTCTGGAGTGATACCGTAAAGCGCACCGCCGATGGATTGAGCAGCCTTCAGTGCCTGCTCAAAAATCGGGGTCTTGCCGAAATATTTGCCGTTGGCCTGCGGATGATCGGCTGGGTAGTGAATCTCGAAGCCGATATATTTTTCTTTCTTGAACATCGTGAAACCTCCTGCTTTGTATCATTGAGTTGGCGGCGCTCAGTATCCAAGCCACCACAGAACCTTCGCCATACTGTAGCCGGTAAGATCTTCATGATCCTCACCAGTCTCTCCGGTGATAACGTTGGTCCAGGGCATAACGCCGTAAATGTGTCCGGCCTCGTCCTGATAATGACGCATGCCGTGGAAGTCCAGAATGCGGGCAATGCGTTCGCTGCTCATACTCTCCTCGCTTTCTCCCGGGCATCTGCTTGGCCGCCCGGGTGGGCATTCGTTCAAACCAGCTCCAGAACTTGTTTGATGGCCCAGTTGCGGGCGCCGCGCTCGGTCTTCCAGGTGGGTGTGAACGGCAGCGGCTGGTTCTCCTCCGCGTCCTTCAGGGCAAAATACTGAGACGCTGTGCCTTTGTTCATACAGTAGATGGTTACTTTCACGTTTTGCCCTCCTTCTATTGTTGAGTGGTTCGTCTCGTGGTATAATAAGAGCAGCAAGGGAGGCTATTTGCTAGTTAGTGGTCTTTGCTGTTGGGTGGTTAGCTATTGCGAGTAGCTAACCACTCTTTTTTGTATGCCTCAAAGGCAGCTCGTTTTTGGGCGGCATTGAGATTTTGCCATTCCGCAAACTTCATTGGCAGCCTCCTTTCTGCCTCCCTTGCTGTGCCTCTATGCTAGCACGATATCGTGCCATTGTCAACACGATATCGTGAACATTCTCCATAATTGGCAGTTAGCACTATATCGTGCCTTCCGCTTTTGTGCATCATTCACTATATCGTGCTGTTTGAATTTGTGATACAATATCTTCGGGAGGTGTTGATATGGCTCTGAGCGAGGCAAAGAAAGCCAGCAACAAAAAAAGCGACCAAAAGTATATGCAAATTCTGATTAAGCCTTACAAAGCGGAGGGCGCTGCTATTCGAGAAGCCGCAGCAGCCAAAGAGCAAAGCTTGCAGGCATATATATTGCAAGCCGTTCGGGAACGCATGGAGCGCGATGGTTACACATTTTCTCCAAAGCCCGATAATTCGCTTTGCAATGCGTCTTCTGTGCTTGACAGTGAGACAGCGAAATGATAAACTTGGTATAGTGATAAGTATAAAAAAGAGCCGTCACCGGAAGAGATTCCGGGGCGGCTTTTTTGCTGCATTCGCGGCGGCCTGCTTCCTTTTCGGGAGCGGGCCTTTTTTGTTGCAAAGGGGGTGTGATGTGTGGCGTCTGGGATGGAGAATTTGCGGGTGCCGAGTTCGGAGGAAGCTCGGGAGATTGGGCGCAAGGGTGGGCAGAAAAGTGCCGAAAACCGCCGGCGGAAGCGGGCAATCCGGGAGATCTGTGCGGACCTGCTTGCGATGGAGGCTCCGCAGGGGGCTGCCGAGCTGGGAGAGCTGACGCAGGTGGCCCAGAAGCTGGCCGAGGAACGGGGGCAGCCGCTGGACCTTTACGAGGCGATGACGCTGGCACAGGTGGCACAGGCCATGGCCGGAAACACCAAGGCCGCTGTTTTTGTGCGGGATTCCGCCGGTGACAAGCCTGCCGATGATGTGCAGGTGTCCACCGGGATGACCGACGCGGACCGCCAGCTGATGGCCAATGTGGCCGCCAGATTGCAACAAAAGGATAAAAACCGGCAAGAATAATCAGGACGCTTTCCTGTTATTCTGAATTTTCCGCATAAAACCGTGATTTTCTGTTTCGTCAAACAGCTATTTAGCGAAACTGCAACGCGTTCGGTGCTACAAATCCAACCAGGCACGGCAGAACGCCTTGCAGTGGACGAAGCGGCGCCGGTTCGCTCCGGCGGGATGAAGATCGTCGGGGATGCGGCGGGGTATGGGACTTTGCGGGCTGGCTTTTGCCAGCTTCCAAAAGGTTGACCGGCCGCTCCGGTGGCTGGGCCCTGCTTTGCGGCCGGGATGGCTGCGAGGCGGACTGAGCTGCATGGATGCCCGGCGGGATTGGTTCCTTCTGGGGAGACTGGTGCCTGGGATGACGGGCGGAAAGGGGGTGATGGCCGGAGGGCAGACGGATGGGTTTGTTCTCCGGCCTTCCCTTTTCATCGGGAGATTGCCGGGCACTGATGTGGATGCGCCGGGGCCGGTTCGGTGGCTGGCTGACAGGAGGGCGGTACTGCTTCCCTTCGTTTTTTTTGCGGATGGTGCGCCGGACGGATGCGGGCGGATGGGGTGATGATCCCCCTCCCCCCATGCGGGCGACCCCCGGCTGCGATTACGGCCGGAGCGTAAAAAATATGCGGCCCGCAAAAGAATCTCGCTGGAAAGAACCGGTCTTTTGTGCCTTTCTCATCCGCTTTGGCGGGAAAGGAAAAACACGGTGACGGACCGGGAATTTCTCTCTTTGGAAAAAGTCGGTGAAGGACCGATATTTTCTCTTGGGAAGAAAACGGTACCCCCTACGGGGGTAACTGCGTTCCGCTTCCCTGCCGGTCACGGGGGCAAGGGAGGAGGGAGAATGCTCACGCCCTCCCTCCTGCCCTTCCCCTGGCCGTGACAATGAAATTTTCCGTATGCCGATTCGCCCGGACGCTTGCCTGCTTTGCACATCGGGGCGGCGGGCACCGGACACACGACGCAGCGGTTTGGGGCGCGGGCCATGTGTGATACACCACGCACCGGAGCGCCGCACCCTGTTTGCCGCTATGGGATATTGGGGCGTCTGATGTTTGATGGAAAGGAGGAGACGGGATGGAGCTGAGCCCGGCCGCGATCCGGCAGGCGGAGGCGGAGTTTTGCCGGGAAAACCCGGTGTATTTTGTGGAGACCTACTGCCACATTGAGGACAAGGACGCGGCGGAGCTGATCGTTCCCTTCCGCCTTTGGGACGGCCAGCGCCGCGCCCTGGAGGAATTCAGCCGCTACCGGCTGAACGTGGTGCTGAAGGCCCGCCAGCTGGGCTTCACCTGGCTGGCCCTCTGCGAGGGGGCCCGGCTGGTGGTTCTGAGCGCGGGGCGCACGGTGGTGGGCCTTTCCCGCTCGGAGGACGAGGCCAAGGAGCTGGTGCGCCGGCTGGGCGTGATCCTGCGCTACATGCCCGAGTTCGTGGCCGAGGAGGGCCATGTGCCCCCCGGCTGGGATGGGCCGGTGTTTGCCGTGACGGCGCTGAGCCTGACCGTGCATTTTCCGGACCGGCCGGAGAGCGTGTTCAAGGCCTTCCCTTCCAGCCCGGCGGTGGGCCGCTCCTTCACCGCCGACCTGATCATCATTGACGAATGGGCCTTCCAGCAGTTTGCGCAGGAGATCTGGCAGTCTGCTTTCCCGGTTGTGAACCGGCCCACCGGCGGCCGGGTGATCGGGCTTTCCACCATCAAGCGGGGAACCCTGTTCGAGGAGATCTTCACCAACCCCGACAACGGCTTCCACAAGATCTTTCTGCCCTGGAGCGCGGACCCGCGCCGGGACCAGCAGTGGTACCGGAACACGCTGGGCGCGCTGGGTGAGGACAAGACCCTGGAGGAATACCCCGCCACGGTGGAGGAGGCCCTGACCGTTCCCGGCGGCGCCTACTTCCCCGAAGTGAAGGCCAAGACCCACCGGCGCACCCAGCCGCTTTTGCAGGCGGGGCGGCGGTATGTTTCGCTGGACTATGGGCTGGACATGCTGAGCGTGCATTGGATTGACGTGGATCAGAGCGGCCACGCGGTGGTGTACCGGGAATACGACGAGCCGAACCAGACCATCGGCCAGGCAGCGGCGGCAATCCTTCGGATGAGCGCGGGCGAGGACATTGAACTGTTCCTTGCGCCGCCCGACCTTTGGAGCCGCAGCCAGGAAAGCGGGCGCAGCCGGGCGGATCTGTTCCGGGAAAACGGACTGAGCCTGACCAAAAGCAGCCGGGATTTTGCGGCCGGGTGCGCTGCCATGAAGCAATGGCTGGCAGCCGACCCGGCCACCGGGACCCCCTGGATGCAGTTCATGGACTGCCCCACCCTGATGCAGCATCTGCAGAAGATCCAGAAGGACGAGAAAAACCCGGATGTGTATGCCAAGACCCCCCACAACCTGACCCATGCCCCGGACAGCCTGCGGTATTTCTGCGTATGGTGGCCGCTGCCCGCAAAGCAGACGGACAAACCCCGGCGGGCTATCTGGGAGGCGGACCTTTACGAGGATTACGACAATGCGGACAGTGCCGGAAAGGCGTATCTGATCCAGAAATACGGCGATCCGTTCTGCGGGAGGTGAAGAGAAGATGCGCTGCCCCCAGTGCGGCATTGAGATGATGGTGACACAGCGCACCGGCACCAGCCTGAAGCTGGCCTGCCGGAACCCGCAGTGCCCCAATTACACTGCGCCGGGAGAGGCCCGGCGGGTGGTGGCGGAGCTTCGGGTAACGCCCGAATCCGCCCACGAACCCCAGCAGCAAGGGAGGTGAAACAGATGAAGCTGAATGTGAACGGCAAGAGCGGCCAGATGGTGAAGGCCGGCAAGACCTCGCCCGGCAAAAAGCCCGTGGTGAGCAAGGGCGGCGACCTGCGGGCCAAGGGCAGCAAGTGAGGCCCGGCAGAGCGGCCGGATGAGCGGGCATTTTGCCGGACCGGCCGCTCTGCTTTGAACCGCGTTTTTCACTCTTTGAATGTTTTTCCCCGAATGTTTAGCCGGGCAGCGGCGTGGTAGCTGCCAGGAGGTTTTTTATGGAACTGGAACACAATGGCGGCGCAATGGGCCAGCAGCCCGGGCAGGAAGGAGCCGCCCCTGCCGCGAGGAGTCTGGAAGAGGTGTTTTCCGAGAGCGAGACTTCCGGCGCAGCGACCCGGACGGAGAACGACCCCGAACAGGAACAGCAGGAACAGGAGAACCGCAGTGAGGAGACTGACAGCAGGCCGGACGGCCAAAGCAGCCGGAGCGGACTGACCCAGGATCAGATCTGGGCGATCTCCCGGCGGAAGGCGGAGGCACAGGCCAGAGAGCGAACCGACCGGATGTTTGCCCAGCGGTTCGGCCACCTGACCAACCCCGTAACCGGCAAGCCCATTCAGACGGCGGAGGATTACTTTGCCGCGCTGGACGCGCAGGAGCAGCTGCGCCGGGAGCAGGCCGTTCGCCAGGCAGCCAGCGGCATGGAGCCCGAACAGGCCCGACAGCTGATGGACGCCCTGCAGAACGACCCGGCCCGCCGACGGCTGGAGGAAGAGAACCAGCAGCTGCAGACCCGGGTGCACCAGATGCAGCGCCAGCAGGATCTGGCGCGGGGCGAGCAGCTGCTTGCTGAGCGCATGGCACAGATCAGCCGGCTGGACCCGGAGATGAAGAGCCTGGAGGACATTCGCCGCCAGCCGGAATTTGCCGAATTCGACCGGCTGGTGCGCGGCGGCTACGATCTGGTGGACGCATACAAGCTGGCGTTTTTCCAGCGGCTGCAGGACCGGCAGGCCAGCGGCGCCAAGCAGGCAGCCATCAACGCGGCCCGGGGCAAGCAGCATCTGGCCCCGGTGGGCGGCAAGGCCGGTGCGGAGGACGGACTGACCGAGGAGATCATTGCGGAATACCGCAGATTCAACCCCAAATGGACCCGGGAGGATATTTCCCGCTTCCACAAAAATTACAGCAAAGGAGAGTAAGCGTATGTTTTCTGTTTACAAGCGGGCCATCGGTGATGTGGAGCCCTTTGAATTTCTGCCCGGCGCGGAAGGCCTTGCCCTGGGCAGCGCCGCCAAGCTGGCCAGCGGCCAGCTGGCCAAGTGCGAAGCCGCCGACACGGCGGAATACATCGTGCAGGGGCCGAAGCGGGAGGACGGCTGCTATCCGGTGATCCGGGTGCTGCCCGCCACCATTTTTGAGACCCGGGCCGAGGCCCAGATTGACGCAACCAAGGTGGGCACCGACGTGCAGCTGAACACCACCGCGGACGGCGTGACCGCCACCGGCGGCGGCAGCTTTGTTGTGACCGAGACCGACGAAGCGGCCAGCGGCGGCATCGTGCGCGGCTACTTCCGGGCGGCGGCCGGTGCGGGCGGCTGAACCCGCAGACAGTGACGAAAAGGAGGACAGCAGGATATGAGCATTATTTTTTCCGAGGGCTCCGGCGTGGCGAACAGCATCTTCGGCAAAAGCCAGGAACCCATTAAGGCCCTGATCGAGAGCGGTGTGGAGGCCTTCCAGGAATTCAGCGCCGTGGACAAGATCTTCAGCATGGACACCACCAAGAACTACGCCGAGAAGTACACCAGCGAGACCAGCATGGGCGACTTTGCCGACGTGGGCGAGAACGGTGCCTACCCCAAGACCAGCATCCAGGAGGGCTATTCCAAGGTGGTGGAGCCCACCACCTGGAAGTCCAGCTTTGAGGTGACCCAGGAGATGATGGAGGATGCCAAGATCGGCAAGATCCGCAGCCGGGCCAACATCTTCACCCAGAGCTACAACCGCACCCGGGAGAAGTTCGCCGCGGCTCTGCTGGCGGGCGGCACCGGCAAGACGGTGAAGTTCAACCAGAAAACCTACAGCACTGCCAGCGCGGATAACGTGGCCCTGTTTTCCAAGGACCACCCCAGCATCACCAAAAACACCGGCAACCAGTCCAACCTGTTCAAGGCCGCCTTTTCGGCGGAGATCCTGGACGAGGTGCAGGAGAAGATGCAGATGTTCACCGACGACAACGGCAACCTGCTGAACGTGGCCCCGGACACCATCGTGATCCCCAACGTGGGCAGCCTGAAGCGGAAGGTGTTCGCCGCCATCGGCAGCGATCTGGACCCGGACAGCAACAACAACGCGGTGAACTTCCAGGTGGGGCTGTGGAACGTGATCGTTTGGCCTTACCTGCCCCAGAAGCTGGCCGGCGGCGAGTATTTCTTTTTGCTGGACTCGAAATTCAAGGACAGCTACGAGTGCCTGCCCTGGCTGGATCGCCTGCCCCTGACCGTGCGCAGCGACATTGACCCCAACACCGACGCCAACGTGTTCAAGGGCCGCGCCCGCTTTGGCGCGGGCTTCAACAACTGGCGCTGCATTGCACTGTGCGGCGCGCAGATGAGCAGCGGCACCCAGCTGGGCGAGTAAGCGGACCGGACCGCACCGCCGGTTTTGTGCCGGCGGTGCGGCCTTCATGCAAAGACAGGAGGGCCTATGAAGGAAGGATTTTTGAGGCGCGCAAAGCTTATGCAGCCCCAGGGCTCTGCAGCAAAGCGTGCGAAATGGCAGGCCCGGCTGGACTACGCAAAGCGCAGCTACGACCCGCTGCGCCAGAAGATGGACCGGCGGCAGGCCTACTACACCGGCGACCATTCCATCCCCGCGGCCTCCGGCGCAAGCAAGGCCAAGGACGCCACCAACGTGCGCAACATCGTGTATGAGCTGATCGAGAGCCAGGTGGACAGCACCGTGCCCCAGCCCCGGGTGACTGCCATCCACCCGGAGGACAAGGAGCTGGCCCGCAAGATCGAGGCGCTGCTGCTCAACCAGATCCGGCTGCTGAATTTCAAGGAGCTGAACGATCTGCAGGAGCGCACGGTGCCCATTCAGGGCGGCGACTACTGGCAGGTGGAGTGGGACCCGAATGCGGGCTTCCACTGCACGCTGGGCGATCTGAGTGTGTGCGAGCGCCATCCCAAGCAGGTGATCCCCCAGCCGGGCGTGTACGACGTGGAGAAGATGGAGTACATCTTCGTGCTGGTGAGCCAGAGCCGGGAATATCTGGAACGGCGGTACGGGGTGAAGATCGAAGAGGAAAGCGAGAGCGATGTGAGCGCCCGCACCGCTGATGGCGAATACGTGGAAGGGCTTGTGACCCAGAACATTGTTTACTTCCGCAACCGGGAGGGAGGGATCGGACTGTTCAGCTGGGTGGGCGACCAAACCCTGGAGGATCTGGAGGACTATCAGGCCCGGCGGGGCGAGGTGTGCTGCGAGTGCGGGACCCGGCGCACCGCCGACGCATGCCCGGTGTGCGGCTCGAAAAAATTCCGGCAGGCCCCACTGGAGGCTCAGGAGCTGGAGCGGGACATCACCCTGGCGGACGGCACCCTTGTCCCCGCCTTTGAGCCGGGAGAACCGGAACCGGTGAAAAACCCGGACGGCAGCATCCAGACCGATCTTCTGACCGGCGAACCCATCTGGCAGGAGGGGCCCCCGGTGCGCACCACCATCCCCTACTACAAGCCGAACGCGTTTCCCCTGGTGCTGCGGCGCAACGTGCGGCTGTTCGGCCAGCTTCTGGGCTCCAGCGATGTGGATGTGATCGAGGATCAGCAGATCGCCGTTTCCAAGTTCGGCACCAAGATCGAGGAAAAGCTGCTGAAGGGCGGCAGCTATGTGACCCTGCCCGAAGGGGTGAACGTGGAGACCACCGACCGGGAGCTGAAGGTGTTGCGGATGCGCAACCCGGCGGACAAGAGCATGATCGGCGTGGTCAACGTGCAGGTGGACACCAGCCGGGACCAGAACATGCTGGAGACAAACTACGCCTGGGCCAAAAGCACCCTGGGCATCACCGATGCCTTCCAGGGCAAATACGATGCCTCGGCCACCAGCGGAACCGCCAAGCAGTTCTCGGCCAACCAGTCGGCGGGGCGCCTGCAGTCCAAACGGGAGATGAAAAACCAGGCCTACGCGAAACTTTACAAGCTGATGTTCCAGTTCATGCTGGCCTATGCGGATGAGCCTTATCCCCTGACCTACCAGCAGCCGGACGGGCAGCAGCAGTTCACCCATTTTGACCGGTACGACTTTTTGAAGCGGGACGCGGCCGGCGAGTTTTACTGGTGCGATGAGTTCATCTTTGAGGTGGACCCGGCCTCCAACCTGGCCAGCAACCGGGAGACCCTGTGGAGCATGATCGACGTGAAGTATCAGGCGGGCGCCTTTGGCCCGATCAACGAGCTGCAGAGCCAGTATCGGCTGTGGACCCTGCTGGCCGAGACCGGTTACCCCCACGCGGAGGCCATGAAGGCGAGCATCAAGCAGGAGATCGACGAGCAGAAGGCCGCCGCTTTGCAGGCTGCGGGGGCGCAGCCCGGCCTGACCGGCCAGGCTGCCGCGGCGGATACCGGACATCTGGAGGGCGGCTTATGACCTGGAAAGACGTGAAGCTGGCGGTTTTGCAGAAGATGTTTTCGGCGGACGGGACCACCATCAATGAGAACGATGAGAGCGTGCGGGAGTACATGAATGCCATGCCGCAGGCGGCAAATGAGGGGCTTCAGCTGCTCTGCACCGCAGGCAAGGCGCTGCGAAAATGCTACGAGATCCCGGACAAGGACGCTGGGGTGATGACCGTTGACCTTACCCGGGAGCTGACGGATTTTTACCGGGCAGACCGGCTGGAGGTATACGGCTTTGATGAGGCGGGCACCCCCTGCCCCGTGACCGGCGCACAGCTTGTGGGCGGACGGTTTTTAGTGCTGCCGGACGGGGTGCAGGGCAAGGTGCTGTTTTATTACGACGCATGGCCCCCTGCCATTACCCTGACCACGCCGGACGATGAGGAGATCCCCCTTGACCCGGATGCCGCGGTGATTTTGCCGCTGTACATTGCCAGCCAGCTGTACAAGGACGATGACATTGCCATTGCCACGGTGTACCGGAACGAATTCGAGGTGGCCTTCGGGCTGCTGAAGCAGCCCTGCTCCGGCGTGACCTCGGACGAATTCACCAGCGTGAGCGGGTGGATCTGACGGGAGGTGTGACGATTGGCGACCTTTAAGGTGCCCAGCCAGGTGAGCCGCAGCGTGCTGACGGTGGACACCCTGCTGGGCGTGGACATGACCAACGACCCCAGCAACGTGGACAAGGGCCAGAGCCCGAACGGACAGAACCTGATCCGGGATGTGCCCGGCAAGGTGCGCAAGTGCATGGGGTATGAAAAGCTGTTTATGCTGGAGGGTGCGATTCACGGCTACCACGGCTACGGGGAAAAGCCCGGCCTGCTGCATGCCGGAACGAAGCTGTATCGGGTGGACCTTGCCGGAGATAGCGAGCCGGAGTTGGTGTACAGCGAGGCCGCCGACCGGCCCAGCCGCAGCTGGCAGCTGGCGGAGCGGTTATTTCTTGCAGATGGAAAGGCTTTGCTGGTTTACGACGGGAAGACGGTGAAGAAGGCCTCTGAAATTGCAAAAATCCCTTTGTTCACCATTGCGAAGGCTCCCGCCGGAGGCGGCAAGCAATATGAGCAGCTGAACCTGTTGCAGCCGAAATTTCAGGAGATGTTTCTGGGCACTGAGGACGCCAAGGAATACCACCTGAGCTTTTCCGGACTGGATTCTGCCGATGTGACCGTGGAAGTGCTGAGCGCCCAGGGCGACTGGGTGAAGAAAAACGAGGGGGCTGATTTTTCGGTAAACCGGCAGACCGGCGTGGTGACCTTCACCACCGCTCCCGGGCAAAGCCCGGTGAGCGGACAGGACAATGTGCGGATCACCGCAGCGCGTACTGTGACCGGATACGCCGACCGGATCAACAAATGTGATATCGGCATTCTTTTCGGAGTAAATGGTGCGGCAGACCGGCTTTTTCTTTCCGGCAACCCGGACTACCCCAGCTATGACTGGTATTCCGGGCAGAATGACCCCACATACTGGCCGGATACCGGGTACAGCACCCTGGGCAGCGGCGGCAGCGCGGTGATGGGGTACAGCATCATCAACAACTATCTGGCCGCCCACAAGGATGAGCGGGACACCGACCGGAACGTGGTAATCCGCCGCGGAGATCTGGTGGATAATCAGCCTGCCTTCCCCATCACCAATACGCTGCAGGGACCGGGCGCGGTAGCAAAGGGCAGCTTCTGCTACCTTTGCACCGAGCCGGTGTTTCTGACCTCACTGGGCATCTACGCCATTACCCCAAGTGACATCAGCGGTGAGCGGTACAGCCAGGATCGAAGCTACTATGTGAACGGCGCACTGACCCGGGAAAGCGGGCTGTCGAAGGCAGTGGCTGCGGTGTTCCGAGACCTTTACTGGCTGTGTGTGAACGGGCACGCCTACATTCTGGACGGGCTGCAGAGCCTGGGGCAGGAACGGAGTGAACCCTATTCCACCCGGCAGTATGCCTGCTTTTACCGCACAAATCTTCCCGCCAGCGCAATCTGGGTGGAGAACGACCGGTTGTTCTTCGGGGACAGCACCGGATCGGTATACCGGTTTTTCGACGACCCCAAGGCACAGGAGAGCTACAACGACGACGGGCAGCCCATCCATGCGGTTTGGGAGACACCGGATTTTTCCGGCAAGCTGTTTTACAAGAACAAGACCTTCCGGTACCTTGCTTTGCAGCTGACCCCGGCCGTTGCCACCAGCGTGAAGCTTTATGCCCAGAAGCGGGGCATCTGGGGATTTTTGCGGGAGGAGGCCCGCAAGGCCCGCTACTTCAGCTACGCGGGGCTGATCTATTCAAAATTCACCTATTCCAACGACCAGACCACCAAGACGCTGCACACAAAGCTGCGCATCAAACGGGTGGACAAGGCCCGGTTCCGCTTTGAAAACGATCAGCGGAACGAACCCTTCGGCCTGATGGCCTACGCGCTGGAATACGTGGAAAACGGAAACTACAAGGGGTGAGAAAATGGCATTCAAACGGATCGAGGACAGCGACCTGAAGGGCAAGGGCAACGTGGGCCGCCCGGACACCCCCGGTGTGGATACCGCCGAAATGCAGCGCATTCTGGATGAGATCCCCCGGGAGATCATCGTGCCCGCCTTCAACGCGCTGGTGGATGCACTGAACAATGGCACCGGCGCGGACGGGATCACCGTGACCGTGCCCTCCGGCGTGCCGGCAGAGACTGCAAACAACCTGAACGCCGTGCTGGCTGCGCTGGGCGTAGAATTTCTCAAGCGGGTCATCAGCGACGACGTGAAAAAAATCCGGCTCAATTCCTTCGGAGAGCTGGAGGTGAGCACCGACGGCAGCAAGTTCACGGTGGCTTCCAGCCGAGGCCATGTGATCGAGGACGGTCTGGACAACACCTACACCCAGCGGCGCAAGCTGCGCTTCAAGTTCACTCAGGTGGAGGATGACCCGGACAGCGACGCCACTGTGGTGTACGGCCTGATCGGACCGGAAGGCCCTCCCGGCCCCGGCGGCGTGGTGACAGACCTGGACCCCGGCCTGTTTGCCCTGACCGTGGACGAGGATGGCAACGTGTATTTGCAGCACAACGACGGCGAGCCCACGCCGCCCTTCTCCATCGACGGGGACAAGAACCTGATCTACACCGTATCGGATGAGGTGCAGATCAATCTGGGCAACATCCGCGGGCCGCAGGGTGTGCAGGGGACGCAGGGCATGAAGGGCGACACCGGTGCGCAGGGCCCACAGGGGCTTACTGGCCCGCAGGGCGAAACCGGCCCGCAGGGCAGCCCCGGACCACAGGGTGAAAGGGGCGACCCGGGCGAGACCGGCCCCAAAGGTGACCCGGGCTTTTTCAAGATGGATGTGGATGAAAGCGGCAATCTTGCGGTCTACTACGGCGCAGGCGAGCCCCCTCCCCTGTCCATCGAGGACGGCCATCTGGTCTACACCCTGCAGGACGGACAGAAGCTGGATCTGGGCAACGTGACCGGTCTGCGCGGGCCAACTCCGGCGCTGGAGCTGGAGGAGAACGGCGACCTGTATGTGCGGTACGAGTAAAGGAGGATGAAAGATGGCAGAACGGCAGCTTTTGGGCAACATCAAAGGCCCCAAGGGCGATACCGGTCCCCAGGGCCCGAAAGGCGATACCGGCGCGCAGGGGCCCAAGGGAGACACCGGCCCCCAGGGCCCGCAGGGCGAACGGGGTGCGACCGGCTCCACCGGTGCACAGGGCCCGGCCGGTACCCGGGGCAGCACCTGGTACACCGGCACCGGAATCACCGGTACCAGCACCACGGGTACCGTATTCTCCGGCAGCGGCGTAAGCAGTGCCATTGTGGGAGACATGTACATGAACAGCAGCACCAACTATGTGTACAAGTGTACTCTGGGCGGCGCTGCATCGGTTGCAAAGTGGGCCTATGTGGCCACCCTGAAGGGCCCCAAGGGAGACACCGGCGCGCAGGGTGCTAAGGGGGATACCGGCGCACAGGGGCCTCAGGGCCCCACCGGACCGGCCGGTGCAAACGGGAAAACGCCCAGCTTCGAACTGGACGAAGAGGGCAACCTGTACGCGATCTTTTCGTAAAGGAGGAGGAACAATGGCAGAACAGAAACTTCTGCTGGGCAACATCCGCGGACCGCAGGGCGCGGCAGGCCCCAATACGGTGAGCAGCAGCACGACCACCAGCGGATTTGAGGATGGTCATGTGCTGTTTAACAACAAAGGTAAAGTGGGCGGCAAGAAACTGACCGCATCGGATGTGGGCGCGGCAGATGCCAAAAATGCTGTGGTTCGGATGGGCCTTGTAAGCAATGGCATTGCAGTAAGTGAGCTGACGCTCGGAATCTGGGAAACGGATGGAAGCCACAAGGTAACCCCCTGGCCGGAGGGACTGAATGACAGTGCTGTTGTCATCCGAAACAACAACCAGACGATTATCACAGACATTTTCGGTACGCTGGCAACTTATGACCACTACTACAATGTGTGGAAATTCAACACCGGCAATGCAATTTGTCGAGGCGGTGTTTTCCCGAATGGACAGAAACCGGACTCGGTAGGAAACGGTTACTTCATCTGCAACGCCAGCAACAAGCCCTCGCCCTGGCCGGATGGCGTGAATGAGGATGCCACGCTGGTGCGGATGGACCGGTTCGTCCAGTTGGTGGATGTGTTCGGAACTGTGAAAACCTGGAACATCTATTCGCAGGAATGGAGGTAAGCCATGCAGATCAGCGATAAACGAATCCGCGAAATCTGTAAAAGCTTCGTGAGCGGCATGAATGCAGAGCAGATTGCGGCGGTGGAAGGCCTGAATGATGCAACCGTGGAGCTGCTGCTGGCGGATCACGCAAAGGAATGCTGCGAGATCCGGGAATATCTGGACAGGATGGGCTGGACACTGGAGGCAGAGCCCGCACCGGTGCTGCTGGTGCGCTCCTCCCCTGCCCTTGCCGTCCACGGCATTGATGTGAGCAAGCATCAGGGCACCATCAACTGGGATGCCGTGGCAGCGGACCCCAGTGTGCAGTTTGCCATTTTGCGGGCCGGGTATGGCCGATATGAAAGTCAGAAGGACCCCACCTTTGAGCGCAACTATGCCGAGTGCAAACGCCTGGGCATTCCGGTGGGCGCTTACTGGTACAGCTATGCAACCACACCGGCGGACGCGGCCACCGAGGGGCGGCTGTTTGCCAAGGTGCTGGCGGGCAAACAGTTTGAGTATCCTGTCTATTTTGACCAGGAGGATGGAAGCATCCCGGCAGCGCAGCGCACCGCCTGTGCGCTGGCCTTCTTCGATGCTATGGGCGCGGAGTGGTACAAAGGGTATTACTCCTACACCAGCTGGATGCCCAGTGTGGACCTTGCAGCCATCCGGCAGCACTGTGATACCGTTTGGCTGGCGGACTACCGGGCAAACCCGGACCAGACCATCCAGCGGGACATGCACCAGTACACCAGCAGCGGCACCGTGGCCGGGATCGGCGGCCGGGTGGACTGCAACCGGGCTTATGTGGACTTCCCCGCTCTCATCCGGGCGGCAGGAAAGAACGGATTTGAGAAGGAGGACAACACCATGTACAGCGATACTTTGAAGATTGGCCCCGTGAGTGGCGGCGACCGTAAGACCATGGCGGCACTGGCGGAGAGCCTGAATCTGCCCCACTTTGACGCGGGTGACTACATCATTGTTGGCCCGGCCAGCGAGGGTGACCGCAAGCAGATTGTGGCAAAAGCTCAGAGCCTTGGTCTGGGCGTAGAGAACTATCTCCCGCCTGAACCCGAAGAGCCTGAGGAACCCGAGGAACCCAAGCCGGAGCTGGATCTGACCGAGGTGCTGGAGGCCGTTGCCGCGCTGGACAAGATGCTGGACGATATGGACGGCAAGCTGGACCGGGTGCTGGAAAAGCTGGAGCTGGTACAGCAGGCGCTGGAGGACCCCGCCGCCCAGCAGGTGCTGGACAAGCTGGAAAAGGCCGGCGCGGCGCTGGCGGAATGAGGTGAAGCCGATGGATGAATGGGGCGTAGTTGGGGTGCTGGTGGTGGTGGCCGGACTGTTTCTCTCGGTGGGGGCGCCGGTGATTCGGCTGAACAGCACCCTCACCAAGCTCTCCACGCTGGTGGAGGGGCTGCGGGACCGGCAGACCCAGCAGGAACAGAACAACACCGAAGGCCACCGCCGTCTGTGGAAACACAACGATGAACAGGATGCGACGCTCAACGACCATGAGACCCGCATTACGATTCTGGAAAGGAAGGATTAACAATGGAAATTATGGGCATCACCGGCGTGGCCGGTATCGTGGTGATCTGCTATCTGGTTGGCCTGATCGTGAAGGCGACCCCCTGGAACAACAACAAGATCATCCCCATCGTGTGCGGCATGGCCGGTGCGGTGCTGGGCGTGGCGGGCATGTATGTCATGCCCGAGTTCCCGGCGGCTGACCCCATCACCGCTGTGGCGGTGGGCATTGTGAGCGGTCTGGCGGCAACCGGCGCCGATCAGGCGGTAAAGCAGCTGAAGCAGTAACGCAGAGCCGGCCCCTGCCCTTATGGCGGGGGCTGGCCGCAGGAAAGGAGAGATCGGTATGGCATTGGCGGACTGGGTTCTGGGCGGAAGCCGGGGCGGCCTGACCAGCGAACAGAAAAAGCAGATCAACGAGAGCTACAAGCCGGGCAGCTACGGGCACAGCACCTACAGCGGCCTGGGACGGAAGCCGAACAGCTCCTCCGGCAGCGGAAGTTCTTCGGGCGGCTCTTCCGGAGGTGGCGGCGCATCGGCCCCCGCCTATGACCCCTATGCCGCGTATCAGGCGCAGCTGCAGGCGATTTATGAGGAGCAGCGCCGGGCGGCGGAGGAGGCAGAGCGCCGCAAGCGGGAGGCTGCACAGGCTGCCTATGACCGGAACATGGCAGCTTTGGGCAGCGCCTACCAGAACCAGCTGAGCGGGCTGAAGCAGAACTATGAATCCACCCTGGGCACACTGGAAAACGACTACAACCTGGGCGTGGATGGTGTGAACAAGCAGGCGGACAACGCCCAGCAGCAGGCCTACATCAACTACATGATGAGCAAGCGGGACCTGGGCCAGCAGATGAGTGCCCAGGGACTTTCCGGCGGCGCCGCTGAAAGTACCATGGCCGGGCTGTACAACGAGTACGGCAACAGCCGGAATACCATCGACAGCGGCCGGAACGACAACCTGGCCAGCCTGAAAAACAGCTACGATTCCAGCAAGGCCAGTGCCCTGCAGAGCTACAACGGCCAGCTGAGCGACGCTGAGGCGGCCAAGCTGGCCTACGAGATGCAGCTGGAGCAGAACCTGGCGAATGCCATTGCGGACGCGGCCAGCGTGAACTACGACCAGCAGTTTGCCCTGAGCCAGGATTACCTGAGCCAGCTGAGTGACATTCAAAAGGCGCAGGCCGCTGCGGCCCAGAAGGCGGCAGCCCAGAGCTACTCGGCCGGAAATTCGACCCGCAGCGTTTCGACCCGGCAGGCGGGTGTGGCCGGCTCCGGCAGTAACGCGTACCGGCTGGCCCAGCAGGTATATTCCAGCTACCAGAACCCGGACGATGTGGTGGACGCGCTGATGCTGAGCGGCGTTTCCAACCAGGACATTCTGGACATTCTGAATCAGATGGGCATCAACTGACAAGGCGAGGGGGAGCGACATGGCACGATATGACCTGAACGCACTGGAAAAGCGGCGCAGCGAAACGGTGGAACGGCTGGAACAGATCCCGGACAAGCCCAGCGTCCCCGCTTCCTCGTCTGCTTCCTCCTCCGTTTCCTTTTCCCGCCGAAGCTCCGCTTCTTCCCCTTCCCCGACTGCTTCGCCCAAAACACGACCCACAGCCGGGGCGGATTTTTTGCAGCAGACGAAACAGAAAACGAGCGAACCGGCGGCCGTTCCCGCAAAGGTGGAACCCTCCACCCTGACCGACGGCGGGCAGGATGAGGAGCAGGCCCGGCAGCTGGACACCTGGCTTTCGGACGGATACCGGCTGAGCCGGGAGGAGAAGACCGACGCCCGCAGGCTGATCGGGGAAAACAGCGCGGCCATGTGGGAGCTGGAAAAGAGCGGCCGACAGCCCGACGCCCGGCAACAGGAATACAGCCGCCAGATGCAGCGGCTGGCCAACAAGATCAGCCCCATTGCCAACGTGATGACCGGCGCGGCGGAGGCCTTTGGGATTCCGGCGCTGGCAGACCTTATGAGCGGCGGCAGCACCGGGGACGACGCGGTGCAGGATGCCCGGACCCAGAACCCCATCGGGACCCTGGGGGGCCAGATCGGCGGCAGCCTGGCCGGTTACGCTCTGGTGGCTCCGGCGGCGGCACAGATCCCCGCCTTGCAGAAAGCGGGCACGGCGCTGGCCGGGACCCGGGGCGCAAAGGCGCTGCAGCAGATCCCGGTGCTGGGGCAGGCCTTCGGCGCAGAAGGCATCGCCTCCATGCTGGCGGGACAGGCAGCGGACCTGGTGATGGACACCGCCCCCAGCCTTGCCCGGGATGTGCGGGATGGAAAGAGCGCCGGGCAGATCGCCGCACGCACCGCAGCAAATCTGGGCGTGAACGCTGCCCTGAACGTGGTGGGCGAAGAGATTCCTTACTTATGGAGCGCGGGTAGACAGGCCCTGCGCGGGATGCGCAGCGGCACCCAAAACGCCGCCCAAGCAGCGGCACGCGCTGCACAAAATACTACGGATGCGCTGGACACGGCGAAGGCGCTGCCCTCCCCCGCCACGGCCGCCGGTTCGGCCCCGGTGGGCCAAAAAAGCGAAGTGGACCAGCTGGTGGAGGCCTTCCGGAACGGGACCCTGACCAGCCGCCAGATGGACGCTCTGAAGCCGGGCGGCGTTCACCGGGCAGCCTTTGAACAGGCGACCGGCATCAGGCTGCCCGAGACCAGCAGCGCCACCCGCAGGGCACTGAGCCGCGGAATTGACACGAATCTCCCCGAACGGTATGATAAAGCCATAGAATCGACAGAAAGGGCGATGAACGATGGCGAAGCAGCCTTATCGGGGACTGCCGGATATGATCGCAGACTACACGGGTCACCCGCGGATGAGCGACGAGGAGTGGGAGGAATATCTGGCACAGCTGAGCAGAGATCAGGAGTTCCACAAGAAGTACGGAGTTCCCTTCGGGGAGAAGTGGCGCAAGGAGCGCGGCTTGGGCAGACGGCTGACCATGGAGCAGCAGTTTCAGATGCTTCAGGACTTCAAGGCCTGGCTGAAGGACAACGGGCTGGAGTGCCCGTACCTCAAGTAGCCGAAGAGTTCCGCGCACAGGCCAGAGCCTCCGGCATGAAGCTGGGAAAGATAAGACGGACCGAATTCGCCTACAAACCGGTGGGCGTGGAGCAGGCCGGTGAAAACGCCCGGCAGATCGCAGAGGGATATACCCTGCGCGGCCGGGAATTCGTGCTGACCGATCAGCCGATTCTGGTCAACTCTAAGGGAAAAACCAGGCGGCTGAGTGATACAGTCACCTCACCGGATGGCGTCGTGTACATCTGGAAGGACACCTCGCTTGACCCCAAGGATGTGCTGGCGCACGAGGACTTTCATATCGCCTTCAACCGCGGCGAAAAAGCGGCGCTGGAGTATTATGATGCCTTCATTTCCAGTTTTGATGCATTCGACCCTTCTTATCAGAAGGCGGCTGCTACGATCAATGACTGGTATTTTGGCGGAGCCCTGGACCTGAACGATCTGGACGATCTGGAAAAGGTAAACCGGGAGCTGGCGGCCTATTACCACCAGTTCAAGGAGAACCCGACGCTGACCGGCCTGGAGGATTTTGTTTGGGTGGATGATTTTGACGGCATGCTGGAAAACTCCCGTCGCACCTTCAAGGAGAGCCTGAACCTGCCGCCGGACAGCATCGGCGCCAAAAAACACGACCCTGCCAGCTACGCGGGCATGCAGGCGGAATACGGCACCATTGCCCCCGGCGAAAACGCTGCCCGGGTGGTGGATGTGCCGATGAGCACGAACGGCACCGACCGGGTAAGCGCGGGCGTGCGCACCCTGATGGAGGCCCCACAGACGCCGAATGAGATGATCCCTCTGTATGAAAAGGCGGTGGCGGATGGGCTGTTCTCCCACGATGTGGCCAGGGACAGGCAGGTCGTGAACGAGGCGGTGCAGGCCATTCAGCAAAACGGCTACCAGAAGGAACTGGATGCCTGGAAAAGCCTTATGAATGACGGCAGCGCCCCCTCCAAGGCAGGCATTGCCAAGGGACAGGTGCTGTATACCCTGGCGGCGGAGAACGGTGACACCGAGACCGCCATGAAGCTGGCAGGTGACCTTGCCCGGATCGCCACCGAGGCGGGCCAGAACCTGCAGGCCCAGCGGCTGCTGAAACGGATGACCCCGGAGGGCAAGCTCTACTACGCCCAGCAGACACTGGAGAGCTTCAAGAAGGAGCTGGTGGACCAGTACGGCAGCCAGTTCGGAAACATCTCGATCCCCGGCGAGCTGGCGGACGCTCTGATGAAGGCGGGCAGCCAGAAGGAGCAGGACGAGGCGCTGCTGGCCATCTACCGGAACATTGCGGATCAGCTGCCCGCCACATGGGCGGACCGGTGGAACGCCTGGCGCTACCTTGCCATGCTGGCAAACCCCGCCACCCACATTCGGAACGTGGCCTCCAACGCCATCAACATCCCGGTGCGCAGACTGAAAAACCTGATCGGCGCGGCGCTGGAGCCCACCTTTGTGCCTGCCGGACAGCGGACCAAGAGCGTTCTGAACCCGCTGGACAGCGCAGACCGGGCCCTGAAGGAATTCGCCCGGAAGGATCTGGACAACGTGGCCGCCATTCTGGACGGCAGCCAGAAATACAACGACCGGCAGATCATTGAACAGCTGAAGGACCCCTTCAAGGTGAACGGCAGCTGGGGCACCGCTGCTTCCAGCCCCCTGCCCCAGCGGATCGCCCGCAAGGCGGCGGACACCGCCGCAGGGGCGGCCAGCCGCCTTTACAAGGCCAACAGCGGGGCACTGAGTGCCGAGGATACCCTGTTCAAGAAAACCGCATACACGGACAGCCTGGCCCAATACTTGAAGGCCAACCGCATTGACCCAAAAACTGCGGAGGGTGCGGTGCTGGACAAGGCCAGGGCCTACGCCATTGAGGAGGCAAAGCGGGCCACCTACACCGAGGCGAACAGCCTGGCGCAGGCGCTGGGCCGCCTGGAGCGCACCAACCTTTATACCAAGGCGCTTTTGGGAGGCATCGTCCCCTTCAAGACCACGCCGCTGAATATCATCAAACGGGGCCTTGCCTACAGCCCGGCGGGGCTGGTGAAGGCGATTTCCGTGGATGCTGCGCTGATGAAAGCCGGAAAGATGAGTGCGGCGGAGATGATCGACAACCTGGCCCAGGGGTTGACCGGCACCGGCATCATGGCACTGGGCGCCTTCCTGGCAAGCCAGGGACTGGTGAACGGCGTTGCTCCTGACAACAAGAAGCAAAACGCATTTAAGAGTGCGGGCGGCTGGCAGGATTACTCCATCAACCTGCCCGGCGGCGGCACCTATACCATTGACTGGGCAGGCCCCGCGGTGATGGCGCTGCTGGCCGGTGTGGAGCTTTTTCACGAAAGCGAACAGGATGGTATCAATTTCGATCAGTTCATGACTGCTTTGAGCCATATCACAGAACCCATATTCGACACCACCATGCTCAGCGGTATCAACAGTGCCATCCAGTCGGCCACCTATGCACAAGCGAATCCAGTCTCCGCGATATTCGGGCAAGCTGCAAGAAACTTTGTTACCCAAAGTATCCCCACTATCAGCGGGCAGATCGCCCGGGCACTGGACCCTGTTCGGCGTACCACTTATTCGGATGCTGGCGGTTTCACCGGAGGCCTTGTTGAGGATACGCAGAGGATCACCAACCGGATTCCCGGTCTTTCGGAACAAAACCCGGCATACGTGGATGTGTGGGGCCGCACTCAGGAGAACCCGGGCGGCAGCACCATCGGCCGCCTTGCCTACGGGATGCTCTCGCCCGGGTATTACAGCCCGGACCGGACCACCGACGCGAACCGGCTGGTGGAGCAGGTATACGAGGCCACCGGCAACGCTGATGTGATTCCCAGCCTGATGAGCAACTCTCTCACCGCGAACGGCGAGAAGGTGGTGCTGGATGCACAGCAGTTCACCCTGGGCAAGCAGGTGAAGGGCCAGACCTCCGCTGACATGGTGGAGGCGCTGGAGGGCTATGCGCCCTTTGAGGCGCTGGAACCTGCCGGACAGGCCGCGGTGCTGGAAGGCGTTTACTCGCTGGCGAACACCATGGCCAAGACCCAGGTGATCCCCCAGCTGGAGGAGGACTTCCAGACGGCGGTGAACAGCGGGAATCTGACCGCCACCGAAGCCATGATGCAGGCTTACCTGGACGGCGGCGCCGACGCGGTGATCCCCTACCTTGTGGCGAAGGAGATTGCCGGGGATGTGACCGGCGACAAAAACAGTGCCGGGAAGACCATTCCCGGCAGTAAAAAACTGAACACCCTGGAGGCGCTGATGGAGGCCGGGTATTCCCGTGCCCAGGCTGAGCGGATCTATGGGGTGATCGGATGAAAAACGCCCCCGGCTGCTGCGGAATTTCTTCCGGCGGCCGGGGGCGTTTTGTGTGTTACTGGTTATTGGGCTGGAAGAAATCGAACATTTCCAGCTGCTGCATCAGGTACTGGGCGGGTGTGAGGTCCTTGATCTGGTCCCATTTTTTCAGGTCGGGGTAGAAAAGCAATCCATTAATGTTACTTGTTTTTGAAATATCTTTGGGCGTTCTCTGATTCGGCCGGTAAGGGTTTATGAGAACACAAGAGATTTTGTGCGCAGCATCAACCACCATATCCATTTTCCAGTTAGCCTTTTCTATGGTCCATGTTACAGTTCCTTTATTGCTACAAACCATTTTTTTATTTGTAGACTCTAAAGGTTCTGACAAGGCTAACACCTCCATTGTGGGAGGAAACAACATCCCTACAAGCGGCGGATTATTGGCTTTTCCTTTTAAAAAGTCCTTGAGTTGGCTGGGAAACTTATACTTTACACACACCAATTTGAAATAAAGTGAATGTGCAATTCCACTCTTATACTCATGCAGAAAATATTTTTCCATCTGAATGAATACTCGCAAAATCATTTTCAAATCCCGCAGGGATAAGTCCAGTTTCCTTGCTGTTTGTGCAAAATCATCTATCCTGCCTTCAATATGCGGGATCGCTCCGATCTCTTGACGAATAAACTCGGCCATATCTGGTTCAATCAACTTACCGTAGTAGTCAAAAAATCGAATAAGGTATCCTTCCGCATCCATTCCCTCCCCGTAGATAGACTTCACGGAATGGCACAGCTGGCTCATATCAAGAGCGAAAAGGAATACCACATTTTCTGCATCGAAGAGATGCTTAACAAACTCCATGGTCTGAACTGCAAAGTCCGGTCGGCAGCGGTCCAGCTCGTCAATGATGACCACAAGCTGTTTTTTACCTGACCGTGCCAACCCTTGGGCAATACATTCCCTGAGCCGCTCAATCATTTCCTTGTAGGCAAAATATTCCTTGGAAGCAATATTTTTATTTGGATTCTCCTTTGTGATCGCTTCGATCGCCTCACAAAGCACATCTTCGGAAATGTGCTTTTCCACCTTTTTTGCGGCCACACCGCGAGCCAGTATTGCGATTGCTTTCACTGCGTTTTCCAGTTCGACCTTCTGATCCTCGTCAAACACCTGAAAGGCTTCAAACAGTGTTTGGGCCAATGGCTCAAATGCATTGTTCCAGTTATCGTTTTCCCAGGCATTGTACAGAACGACGGCCATATCGCAATCCTTCTCTGTACACAGATAATTCCGGAACATATTCAGAAAGTAACTTTTGCCGGTGCCCCAGGGAGAGTCGATGGCAATGGAAAAGGCCCTACGTTCATCATCACGCTTAAAGTCGTCGCTGTTCAGAATGAGCTTCTTCAGAAATTCCGCGTACCGCTTTCGGCCAAGTTTATCGTCCCTTTCAAAATACAGTTCCTGCTCCACGGCGGGCACCTCCTGCTGGTGGATTTTTCCTCATTATAACACAAAAGTCAACGCTTTTTCGTCTGCATTCTTGCTATTGTTATTTAGATATGTCATAATTACTAAAAACCTAAAAGTGGCGCTATATCACTATGAAAAGGAGGCATAATTATGACACATTATGATGTGCTGGGTGTTAGCCCAACTGCCTCCCAGGATGAGATCAAAGCTGCATACCGGAACATGTTAAAGGCATTTCATCCTGACTACTATACCGGAGACAAAGCATTTGCGGAAAGGCAAACTTCAAAAATAGTTGATGCATATAATGTTCTTCGCGATGAGCAGCGAAGGAAAGACTATGATTTCTTACTAAACGCTCGCGATCAGGGTAATGCAGGGCGAGAATATCGTGGTGAAAACACCTCCGATCAAAGCAAAGAGAATCAGCAGTCTGATGCTTCTGCGGACGGACCACAGCCCAATGATAAAGGGAAAAGCTCCAGAGGATCTTCCCGAAAAAATAAACTCAAATGGTTTTGCGGTATTGTCATCGCCTTTTTGGGGGCGCTTCTTACTTTTTGGGTCCATACGAATTTCTTTTTGCCTGATTCACCCACTGTAATAGATCTGTCTCCTGCTGATGCATCTGGAAATGGTGCAAAATACCGTGTAACAGCTACTGCATATGAGCTCAATAATACTGGCATTGGAGAGGATTGGGAACATCACTTTGCAATAAACAGGAATCCCATAGGAGTAGATGGAATCGTCGTTTATTTAGAACCCGGAAGCCGCTTGACCCTTTCCGCAGCGTGTATAGAACGAGATCGTATTCCCGATATGGGGTTTGACGAGAACCCTATTACGATACTTGAGAAAAATTTAGATTCAGATTTTTCGAGCCGCCTTGAAGTGACCATTTTCGAGGATGGAAAAAAAGCACTCAACACCCCATTTGCCGAATTTACCATTCAATTTGATTTTACAAAGCTGTAAAGTCGACTGTAGTTGCTTTATACAAATAAAACTGCGCCGTTCCCTATCCACGAGAACGACGCATTTTTTTTATTTGAGCTGCCGCACCGCGCGGTCGTGCAGGCGGTAGACGGTGGACCGGGGCAGATGCAGCGCCCGGGCGATCTGCCCCATGGACAGGCCGGTGATGTAGCGCAGGTTCAGAATTTCGTGTGCCCGGCCCTGCACCGGCGCGATGGCAGCTGCCACCCTGGCATAGGCAGCGTACATTTCCACCTTAGCGGCATCCAGCCGGCAGCGGGCCTCGTCGATCCGCTCGGCCTGGCTGGCCAGCCGGTCACCCTCCCGGCTGCGGGCTGCCGGCATACCGGACAGGCTTTGGGTGATGCGCTCGGATTTGAGCTCCAGCAGCTGCTCACGGGCCGCCTGGACGGCTTTCAGTGCGTCGCGGTATTCCCACAGGTTCATAACTCCTCCTTGGTCATGCGGACCTTCACGCCGCGGGCGATCAGGCCCTGGATCATATCGTAATCGGCCAGCTTTTCCTTGCGCAGGCGGCCGTAGCTGTCGATCACATCCGGCAGCTGGTCGATCACCCGGTTAACAGTTTTTGCGGACAGGCCCGCGTTCAGCATGGCCGCAAAGACCATGCACTGGACCCGGTTGGTAATGTCCTCCACCTGGGCGTCCAGCACCGACTCGGCGGCAATGCGGGCGGCTGCCTTTTCCTTTGTGGTCAGGTATCTGGCTTTCACTTAGGGTACCCCCGTTCCCAGCATTCGCATCCATCGTCTACAAAATCGGCAACATTGGGACTGTCCCCGTTGCAGCACACACCGTTGAACGGTTCCCACCATTGGCAGGTGTCGCAGGTATGTCGGTTCCACCGGTTGGCGGATGCCACCATGACCACAGCGCACAGAAGTGCCAGAAGCATCATCCATACATGGCAGAAAACCTCTGACAAAGCACAGGGAATCAGCATAAGCAGGCATACCCGCATAAATCCGGTGCTGTGGTCGATCAGCAAAAACCAGTAGATCTTTTTCAGCTTTTTCATATTACACCTCATTTGGCCATTCCAGCTTTTGACCACAATTCCCACAGTAATTTCGCCCGGGCCGCAAACTTTCGTTACATTCCGGGCAGCGCCAGGCACCGCCGCCGTAGCGGACTTTGGCCGGAATTTTGCTTTGGGCCGCTTTTCGGGCCTGTTCCAGAGCCAGCCGGTCGAAGCTTCCCTCCGGCAGCCGTTCTTCCATTTGCCAGAGCCTGTGGATGGCTGCCTCCCACTGCATCCGGTTCATAATTTCTTGCCCCCGTGCCGGTAGGGACGGCTTTTGTTGTATTCCATCTTCTCCTGCACGATGCGGTCAACGTCCAGGTTTTCCTTTCCGAACCAGTCCAGGATTCGGATCAGGCAGTCTGCCATCTCCACGGCGATGCCTTCGGGCTTTTCGCTGAAATGCGCCCCTTCACAATCTTCGCATTCGCAGGTGGCTTCATCGCACGGAAAGCCGTCGATTTTACATTCATGCCACTCCATCGGCCGCCAGGCCCGGTACTCCTCCATCGCCTCGGACAGCTCGGAGTGGCACAGGGCCACGATCTCGCCAAAGCTGCGCTCCTCTTCCCACCAGCCGTGCGCGACCGCGTTTTCGTGAATCTCTTTCGCCAGTTCATTCATGTTCACAGGTTTACTCATTCCGTTTCTCCTTTCGTTTAAAGCAGCCAGGTCAGCAGGCGCAAAGCACCCAGCAGGGCCGCGGCGGACAGGATGAGGGTGACGACGGCCCCTGTGAGCAGCCCGGCACACAGCAGCCGGTACAACAGGCGGGCCAGCCGCACATCGTGCCGGTTCATCCCTGCTCCAGCTCCTGGGCATGGATGTAGATGCCCGGCACATCGGCCCAGAATTTTTCGCAGATCTCACTGGCCACCTGGGCGTCGTCCTTCCAGTAGTGCAGCTGGGTCATCACGTCCTTGAGGGCCTTTTGCAGGTTATCGGTATCCGGCCTGGTGGTTTTATAGCTCCCGTTTTTGTGGCTCTTTCCGGTGGGGAAACACCACTTCACCACCAGCCGCACCGCCCCCTGCATCGGCTTCTGGGGCCTGTGGGGAGCAAGGTGGGCGTGCAGCTTGGCCCTTGCCTGGGTCAGCTGGGGCGAATCGTACAGCACTGCCCTGGCTTTCCCCTCCTTCTGCCAGGTGCGCAGGCCCTTATCCTGATGGGTGACGGTGGGCGGGATCATGGGTAGGAAAAATTCCAGCTCCATCGCTGGGTTCACCTCCTTTCGCTTGTTTCTTTTGTATGCGGATCACTTCCGGCCGACCTGGCCGCCGTCCACCCAGAAGCCGCCGTGCTCCTTAAGCCGGTTGCGGACGGTCTTTTCGGTGACGCCCAGGTACTGGGCCAGCTCTGACACGGCCACCGGTCTGCCCTCCATATTGCAGGCATCGAAGGCGGTATCCAGCGAGCTTTTTCGCTCCTCCCTGCGCTGGCCCTCGGTCTTGCGCTTGTTAAAATTGGTCTTCCAGCTGGTGCGGCCGCCTTTGGTTTCCATATCCGGCTGCAGATCGCCCAGCACGCCGGTGGTATCCTGCCGGTGGACCGGGAAGTCGAACCAAAGATTCATGGCCGGGAAGCGGGCAAATTCCCGCAATGTGCCCTCGATGCGCCAGGCGGTGAGCCCGGCGGCAGCCCGGCGGGCCTGTTCGATGTCCAGCGCCAGCTTGGCCCGCTCCATGCCGTCCAGCTGCTCGCCGCAGACCAGCTGCATCTGCAATGCGCTGCAAGCGTCGTCCTGGCTGGCGGCGCTCTCCTTCCCTGCCCGGCGCAGCGCCTGCATACACACCGCGCACACGGCGGCGTTCTCCTGCTGGGTGCGCAGCTCCGGGGAGATCTCCAGCTCGATCAAATCCAGAAGGGCATCCGGGTCACGGGCGAACACGCCGGAGCCGGAGGCCCGGTCCATACTGCGCTTGCCGCCCTGGGCGCCCTTGGAATGGTGGTGGCAATAGATGACGGCGCAGCCCAGCTCGGTGCAGACCTTATCGAACTGGTTGCAGAAGGCGGCCATCTGGTCGGCGGAATTCTCGTCGCCGGTAATCACCTTATAGATCGGGTCAATGACGATGGCGAGGTAGCCTTTCTTCGCCGCCCGGCGGATCAGGCGCGGGGCCAGCTTATCCATGGGGACGCTGCGGCCGCGCAGGTTCCAGATATCCAGATTGGCAAGATGCTCCGGACGCCAGCCCAGAGCGTTGTACACATCCCGGAAGCGGTGCAGGCAGGAGGCCCGGTCCAGCTCCAGATTCACATACAGCACCCGGCCCTGGGCACAGTCAAAGCCCAGCCAGGGGCGGCCCTCGGCGATGGCGATGCACAGCTCGATGAGGGCAAAGCTCTTGCCTGCCTTGGAGGGGCCTGCCAGCAGCAGCTTATGGCCCTGGCGCAGCACGTCCCGGATCAGAGGCGGGGCAAGGGGCGGCAGGTCGTTCCATACATCCGCCAGAGCCTCGGTGTCCGGCAGGTCGTCGGTGGAGGCTTCCACCCACTCCTTCCATTCCTCAAAATTTTGCTTGCCGATGCCGGTATCCAGCAGATACTGCTTGTTTTCGCCCCGCTGCACGCCCGGCATCCGGGACAGGCGGGAGGGGTTGCGGTTCTGCTGGTCCAGCGTCAGGCCGTTTTTCTTGCAGACTGCGTAGAGGTAATCCACCCGGCGGCGGTATTCCTCGTAGCTGTCGGCGTCGATGTGGACGATGGCATGCAGGCTCTTTTTGCCCGAGTAGACCAGCGCTGCCACCGGCAGCTCCAGCTCCCGGATGATGGCGTTCTGCCGTTCCAGCTCCATGGAGTCCGATTCCACCAGCGCGAACCGGTATTCGGTGACATTCTCGTTGCGCACACCCTTGCCGTCCAGCGGGTTGAAGCGAATCCAGGCGCCCACCTTCGGGTCATAGTCGCCCAGAACGCTGCCCACGTCCCCCTTACAGGTGCGCAGCGCATCGATGAGCTGGCCGGCGGTGCGGTCGGTACAGCCCTTGGTGGGCACATACCGGCCGTCCTTCTGCCAGCTTTCGGTCACATAGCCCACCAGCTCGTCCGGCTCGAAGAGGGCCTGCAGATAATCGATCAGCTGGCTGGCCGGGTCCCACGTCTCCGGGATGGAGAGCTCCCGGCCCTCCACCCAGTTTTTATCCACCAGCGGGCGCTCGGACGCCTGCCTGCCGGAGGCGGGGCCGATCAGGTCGTCCCAATCCAGGGCATAGTCCTCCCCGGCGGGAGAATAGCCCCGGTCCAGCGCCATCTGCACGATGGTGCCTGCGGTGACCGGGGCTGCCCCGCAGCGGCCGAAGCCCTCCCACTTGCGGGCACATTCCCCCGGATGATAGCGGCCGGCATCCCGCTGGCTCCACTGCTCCCAGAGGCTCAGCGGATAGCCGGATTCCTTGAGGCCCATGCCCACCTGCAGCCACTGGGTATAATCCAGCGCGGTGGGGTCCAGAAAATCCAGAATCGGGGTAAGGCTTCGCTGCTGTTCCATGTGTTTCTCTCCTTATTCCGGCTGATAGGTGGCCGGGTCGATGTTGGGCGGAATCCGCCAGCCGCTGGCGGCGATGCGGTCGATGAGCCTTTTGGCCTGATCAAACTGCCAGGTGCCCACATGGGCAAAGCCCCGGCCTTCCAGAAAACGGATCTGCTTTGGGGTGGTGAGACCCAGCTCCCGGCGCTTTTCCAGCCGATCCAGCAGAAGGCTTGCCTTGCCGGCGTTTTCCACTGCGTCCGGCAGGATGCCCAGCTTCTCCAGCGTTTTCACCTGCCCGGCGCTGGGCGGGGCCATCTCCCAGCCGAAGCTGGGCACATAGCCGGTCAAATCCTCGGCCTGGATGCTCTTCTCGTACTGCAGCGGGTCCACCAGCTTGCGCTTGCGCCGGCGCATCTCCTCCAGCTGCTTGGCCAGCGCCTCTTCCCGCTGGGCCACCACGTCGCTGGCGGCCTTTTCCTCCGCCTGCTGGATGTCCACCGGTGCGCCGCCCGCCTCCTCTTCCAGGTTCTCGGTCATCTTCTGAGCCACCTCTCGGCTCTCGCAGATCAGGTCCGCGGGGCGGCAGAGCTCCTGCCGCTCGGTGTGCCAGAGGAAATCCAGCAGCAGAAGATGCTCCTTGCCCGGGGCAAGGCGGGTGCCGCGGCCCACCATCTGGCAGTACAGGCTGCGCACCCGGGTGGGACGCAGCACGATCACGCAGTCCACGGCGGGGCAGTCCCAGCCTTCGGTGAGCAGCATGGAGTTGCACAGCACGTTGTATTTTCCGGCGGTAAAGTCCTCCAGGATCCGGGCCCGGTCGGCGCTTTCCCCGTTCACCTCGGCGGCTGAAAATCCGTGGGCGGTGAGGATGTCGCGGAATTTCTGACTGGTTTTGACCAGCGGCAGAAAGACCACGGTTTTGCGGTGTTTGCACTGGGTCTCCATCTCGGCGGCGATCTGCTCCAGATAGGGGTCCAGGGCACTGTCCACATCTGCGGCCTTGAAGTCGCCGCCGCTCATGCCCACGCCGGACAGATCCAGCCGCAGGGGCACGGTGAGCGCCTTGATGGGGCAGAGATAGCCCTCCCGGATGGCCTGGGGCAGGGTGTATTCATAGGCCAGCGAATCGAAGATCTGGCCCAGGTTGCGCATATCGCCCCGGTCCGGTGTGGCGGTGACTCCCAGCACCCGGGCGGCGCTGAAATAGTCCAGGATGGCGGTATAGCTGCCGGACACCGCGTGGTGGGCCTCGTCGATGATGATGGTATCGAAATGATCGGGCGCAAAGCGGGACAGCCGCTTTTGCCGCATAAGGGTCTGGACGCTGCCCACGGTGACCCGGAACCAGCTGCCCAGACTGGACTGCTCCGCCTTTTCCACCGAGCAGCCCAGGCCGGTGGCCGACTTGATCTTATCGGCGGCCTGGTCCAGCAGCTCCCCCCGGTGGGCCAGGATCAGCACCCGCTCCCCCAGCTTGACCCGGTCCTCTGTGATCTTGGCGAACACGATGGTCTTGCCGCAGCCGGTGGGCAGGACCAGCAGCGTGCGCTGCCGGCCCTCGGACCACTCTCTCTGTACGGCCTGCCTCGCTTCGCTCTGGTATGGCCGCAGTTCCATCTCAGAACGCTCCCGCGGTCCAGCCCTGGCCGGCGGTGGCGGCGCTCACCGGCTGCTCCGGCTCCAGGAACTTTTTGATGTCGTTGGACTGGCCTTCGGTGCCGTCGTCCTTCTTATAGGTGCGCACCGCGATGTGGCAGCGGCCGGTCTTGCCCACGATGCCGGGCCAGTTCATGCGCAGCTGCTCGCCGTGCTTGCGCATGCCCAGCGCCGTGAAAAAGGCGCACAGCAGACCCTCGCACTTGGAGTGGAGAAAGAGGTTGTGGTCCATATTGACCACGCCGCTGGGGCCCTGCACAGCCAGCGTGACCACTGCCTTATTGCAGGGCGGCAGCTTGGCTGAGCCGGGGTGGCGGCCCCGGGTAAAATTGACCACCGTGAAGGAATAATCCCCCTCGGGCAGCAGCTCCCACGCGCCGCCGTCGTTCTCGATAACGTCTTCCCAGCCGAATTCACGTTCATTTGCCATTGTGGTTTCCTCCTTGATTGCTTGATTGCTTGCTTGTTTGATCGCTTATCACTTGTTTAATCGCTTGTTGCAACAGGTGCGGCGATGCTTTTGGTTGTTATAACGGTTAACTTTTGGATTGACTTGGGGATTGACTTTGGATTGATTTTAAGCAAGCGCCTTGCTTAAAACGGCACGTCCCGGTTCTTCACCACCGCATCGAACACGCTGGACCAGGCGCCCACCAGAACCCCCTGGATAAAGCCCGGGTCATACACATGGATGGGGGTATCCGCCGGATAATAGCCCTTGGCACCCACCACCGCCTGGATCTCGTCCGGGTCCACCTGGTTCTGGGCCATCAGCTGAGCCAGCGCCTTGGGGATGCCCTCCTCTTCCAGCTGGACCTGCCGCTGCTGCTGCCAGTCTGCATCCTTGCGCAGGCCGTCGGTCTGGCTCTGGGGCGGGGTATGCCGGGGCAAATCGTCCTCCACCATGATCGGCGGCTGGGCGGCGGGCGGAGTCAATTCCATCTGGCTGGGGGCGGAGTCCGGCTGCGGGGCGGGCGGGGTATTCGCTGCCCCGGCCGGCTGTGCTGCCGGAGTGACCCCTGCGGCGGCTGCGGTGGCAAAGGGCACCGCCCCATCGAAGATATGGGCGATGGCGGAATAGTCAAAGGGCAGCTCATCGGCCAGGCCGTGCCGGTTCTTGGCGTCCCAGCAGGGGTGGTGGGTGGTATACATCACCCGGGCACCGCCCTGGGCCTTGCGCTTCTGGCCCTTGTCGTCCACCGCCACCGAATAGGTCTTATAATTGGCGAAGAGAACCAGATCCGCCCATTCCTTGACCAGGGCGGAGAGGCTTTTTTCCTCCTTGCCTGCCAGCTTCAGCTCCCAGCGGTCGTAGGCGCCCATCTCGTCCGGCTGCTCGAACTTGCGGATCTTGGCATGGGCGGTGAGCACCACATGAACGCCCCGATCCGCCACCTCCTGCAGCAGATTCAACAGGCGGCCGAACTCCTCGGCCACATACACATAGCCCTTGCCGTAGCCGAAGTCCTCGATGCCCTTTTTATCCGCCTTTTCGCAGATATGCCGGGTGCAGAGCTGGGCCGCCCAGTCGGCGGTGTCCAGCACCAGAGTGCGGCAGAGTGAGGGGGTATCCCGGACATACCGGACCTCGTCCATGAGCATGGACCAGCTGGCCGGGGCCGGGAGACGGTCCACGTTCATACCGGCGGTGCTGCCCTCGGTGTCGATGAAGAGCGCGCCGGGGAACCGGGCCGCCATGGTGCTTTTGCCGATGCCCTCAGGGCCGTAGATGACCGCCTTCTGGGCCTTTTTCTGCACACCGCTCGTGATGGGAAATGCCATTAAAATTCACCTGCTTTCCATTGTTTGGGGGATTCCTGTGTGGGAGTGCTTGCGGGTTGGGGTTCGGCCTGGGCTGCTGCGCTTCCCGCGCTCGCATACCCGTCCTCGCCGGGCAAGATTCGGCCCGGCGTCTGCTGCGCATATCCGTCCTCGATAATGATCTGGCACTCGCTGCCGGTGGAGACCCGGGTGGCGATGGCCTGCAGGCCTTCCTGCTCCAGCCAGGCGCCGAAGCTGCGCATGGTGTCCAGATCCATCTGCTCCAGCTTGTCCAGCAGCACGAAGCCGCACTCCGGGTTCAGCCGCCGCACGATGGCCGTGGCCACCATCAGCTGCTCGGAGCCGGACATATTGTCCCACTGCTGGCCCTTGTAGGTCAGCTCGCCGTCCTGCACCGAAAGGCCCGGCAGCGGCAGGTCCGCCCCTTCCAGCAGGGCCAGCTTCTCGGCCCGGGTCTCGTCGATCTGGGCGGTGAGCGCCGCATACTGGCGGGCATACTCCGCGGATTCCTCCTCCGCCCGCTCCCGGTCCAGATTCGCCCGCACCTTCATGTTCACCAGCTCGATGCTGCGGATGTTCTCCTCCAGCTCGGCGGTGGATTCGTCCTGAAGCTGGAGGACCGTTTTGCGGGCGGTCTCCTCCTGGCTGGCCGCCGTGTTGTACTGCTCCAGCAGCTCCTCCCGCTGCTTTTTCAGCATCTCGATGCGCTCGTCCAGCCGCTCCAGCTCATCCCTGTACCGGTGCTTGGCATGGGTGATCTCGGCCAACTGGTCCCGCTTGCGCTGGTTTTCCCCGTTTCGGGCAAGGATCTCCTGCTGCTGGGCGATCAGCTCGGAGGCGCTGATCGGCTCGGCGGGCACTCCCTCCCAGCTGGGCAGCTCCTGGGCGTATTTCTTCTTCTGGTCGGCGATCTGCCCGATGGCATGGCGCCGGTTGTACAGCTCGGTCTCCTTGCGCTCCAGCGCCATGAGCTGGTCGCCCACCCCGATGATCTGCAGCAGAGTGCGGGCCTTCTCCTTGCCGCTGGCCTCCATGAACTTGGGCAGGTCCAGGGCCAGCTCCTCCACAAAGGCGTCCAGCAGCTTCTGGCCCGCCTTGTTGCCCATGGGGTCGGTGACCTTCAGACTTGAATTCTTGCCGCTGCGTTCCACCACGATGCCGTTGGAGAGGGTGACCTTCAGTCGGGGCGGGATGGCGCTGCCCTGTCGCTGGGCCGCGCTGGGACGGTATCGCTCGCCGCCCAGTGCCCAGGCGATGGCGTCCAGCACACTGGTCTTGCCCTGGTTGTTCCGCCCGCCCACCACGGTGAGGCCGGTGGCGGTGGGCTCGATCTTCACGGCGCGGATACGCTTGACATTCTCTGCCTCAAGACTGTTGATCCGGATCATGCTGATTCTCTCCTTTCATCTGCAGGCGGCGCGCCACCATGGTGAGAAATTCCGAATTGGTGGGCTTATCCTTCCGGGAATCCACCGTATAGCCGAAGTAGCGGTTCAGGTATTCCACATTGCCCCGAGTGAAGGCATTCGCGATCGCATGCCGGATGGCCCGCTCCACGTTGTTGGCGGTGACACCATAGATTTTTGCCACCATAGGGTACAGCTCTTTGGTGATGGCATACCGGTGGCCCGGCTGCCGCAGAATCCAGTCCAGCGCTGTCTCAATGTAATACCGGCCCTGCACGTTTGTGGGGACGCCGATCCGGTTCAGCTCCTCAAAAATCCGTTCTTGCGTCATGCGCTCATCTCCTCCTTCAGGGGCTGGTACAGCCCTTCGATGCGGGACAGGTCGCCTTCCTGCACACCTGCGCCCAGCTGGTTATAATCCCGGCGAAGCACACAGACCGTGCCGTACAGAACGCACCCCAGATAGGGGATGCGGCAGTTCACCGGCAGGCCCTGCTCCGCTCCGTTTGCCCGGCAGACCGCCATGAAACGGCCGCAGGGGTCCATGTTCCAGACCTCGATGCCGCCGCCCAGCGCCTCGCTCAGCGCCCGGACACTGATCTCCTCCACGCTGGCCAGCTGCGGAGTGCAGCCGGGTTCGATCTTGATCACATTCATCTTGTATTCCTCCCTGTATGTTCACGGTTGTTCGCCAGCGCCCAGCTGGGAGAGGAGCAGCTGCTGGGCCGTGTGGCTCAGGCTGCAGAACTCCTCCCCGGACCGGCCGACGATCAGGATGGTTCCCACGAAGGGGATGCCCAGAAAGCTGCAGTTCGGTGCAAGGCCCATCAGCAGGCCCTCTTCGTTGCAGATGACCAGGGCATCCTCACAGAAGCTCACCGTTTCGATGTAGCCGCCCACCGCCTGCTGCAGCGCCTTGAGTGTGTTCGGGATCTCCACCAATCGGGGCGGTTTTCCCGGGTCCTTACGAATTACCTGCATGGCTGCCCTCCCTTTCTGCGGCGCAAAGGCCCGCTTCCAGTCCGTTTGCAAAGCCCACGGCCGCGGTCAGCAGCCGTTCCAGCGCCTGCTCGTCCTCGCTGGCCAGAAGCTTCGTGCCCCGGTAGGCCTCCAGAAAACGCCGCAGGCCTGCGGCACCGTCCTTCGCGCTTTGCAGCATCCGGCGGTAATGGGCCGGGAGCGGCTGCGGGGCAGTGGCGGCGGGCGGTTCTTCTCGGGGCGCTTCGGGCGGCGGGGCTGCAACGCCGAATTCCGCCTGCTTTTTGCGGGCCTTATTGACCCAGGCATTCACATTGCCGTA